ATTATTTACGTTATATTCTTCTTTAACGTATTTTTTAAGCTCTTGAATTTCTCTTTTACCGTTAGAGATAAAACAGTTTTTTAAATTTGGATTTTTCTTAAATGTTTTAATAGTCATAATTTTTTCCCTTTATATTATGTTATCTTTTATTATCTTATAATGTCTTATAAATAAGGCATAAATAAGGCAATATAAAAAAATATTTTATAATATAATATTTATTTTTTATCTTTATTTTTTCCAGCAATTTTAATTCCAGCAATTTTAATTCCAGCAGATTTTAATAATGATAATCATTCGCAAGTTTGGGGTTACTGATTGATTTTAGAAAATAAGTTTTATGTTAGAGGGAGGGGGGGAGAGGTATATGACCGTAGGCTGTGTACAGCCTACGTCTGTAATAGTTAGGTTGATAAATTTATTCAAATATATTATCGTTTGGGCATGTCAACGAACTTACAAGCACTACCTGATGAGGTGCTAAAAGAAACACTGTTACTGGAAGAACAACTCAAGAAGCTAGATACTCGTGATTTGGCTCGTGATAAATTTATGTCGTATGCAAAACATGTGTACGATGGTTTTATTGAGGGACGGCATCATAAGATCATAGCCGAGAAGCTAGAAGCGATAGCCGAGGGCAAACTAAAGAGATTAATTGTCAATATGCCTCCTCGACATTCGAAGTCAGAGTTTGCATCCTATCTCATGCCATCTTGGTTCTTGGGGCGTAATCCAAAATTAAAGATAATACAGGCTACCATGAATACAGAACTTGCTGTAAGATTTGGTAGAAAGGTTCGTGATCTCATTGCCGACCCCATATACGCAGAGATATTCCCCGACACGGACTTGAAACAGGATAGCCAAGCAGCAGGTAGATGGGAAACCAGTGCTGGAGGGGAATATTTCGCAGCAGGGGTGGGTGCTGCGATGACAGGTCGTGGTGCGGATTTATTAATTATTGACGATCCGCACTCGGAACAAGATGCTCTATCGAGCAGTGCGTATGACACGGCTTACGAGTGGTATACTTCTGGTCCACGGCAGAGATTGCAACCAGGGGGAACCATTATAATTGTGCAAACCAGATGGTCAAAGAAAGATTTGACAGGAAGGTTACTGGGGGCACAGGCAAGAGACCTGATGGCAGATCAATGGGAGGTGGTAGAATTTCCAGCCATACTTCCTTCGGGGGAACCATTATGGCATGAATTCTGGAAAAAAGAAGAATTACTAAAAGTCAAAGCGTCACTATCCGTTGGTAAATGGAATGCACAGTGGCAACAAAATCCTACATCTGAAGAAGTGGCTATGGTCAAACGTGACTGGTGGCAGTTGTGGGAGAGAGAAGATACACCAAGACTGGATTACATAATTCAAAGTTACGATACAGCGTATAGCAAAAAAGAGACAGCGGACTATAGTGCTATCACAACGTGGGGTGTATTTGAGCCAAAAGAAAACGGAGAACAACATTTAATTTTGTTAGATGCCAAAAAGGGGCGTTGGAGCTTTCCAGAACTAAAAGAGATTGCTGTTGATCAAAACGAATACTGGGAGCCAGACATGATGTTAATCGAGGCAAAAGCGTCTGGTGCATCTTTGGCGGATGAGCTACGAATGCTGAATTTACCTGTTACTACGTTCAGTCCCGGTAGGCGTAAAGGTGGGGGTGGTATGGACAAGACCACAAGGATGCACATGGTGTCTCCTATTTTCGAATCTGGAAAAGTGTGGTATCCTGATGAAAAGTTTGCTGACGAAGTTATAGAAGAGGTTGCATCTTTTCCAAATGGCGATCATGATGACTATTGTGATAGCATGACAATGGCACTACTTAGATTTAGACAAGGTGGTTTTATTAGTTTACAAGGAGAAGATGAACCAGAAGACTGGTTTCCAAGAGGGGCAAGAGAATATTACTAGGAGTTTAAAATGAGCAATGATCCAGATAAATATAAAGGTTTTAAAGAAGGAAAATTTAATAGATCTGATTTCAAACCATCTGTGTTTAAACCCTCTAGAGAAAAAAATAAACCTGGTACGACCGTGTTTATAGATGAATCTGGTGAAAAAATGACCAAAGAACAATATGCTAAAAAAATTGAAAAAGAAGAAAGTAAACCAAAGTTTAAAAGAATATTAGGTGCATTATTTAATAGAAGAGCAAAAAATCTACCCAGAGGTGATATAACTAAAAAAATGAACATGGGTGGCGTGATGAAGAACCGTGGTGGGACATTCAAAGGCATTTACTAATGACTAGACTTTTTAAAATCAGAAGAAAATTAAACAAAAAGCCTATAAGAAAAGGAAAATTAGTTAAAAACAGATTTTCTGATATACTGGCTCCAGGCAAAAAAAGGGTAACAAGGATTACATAATGGCTGAACCAGAAGTAAAACTTAAAAAAAGTAATGAAAAACTTGTTATGCCCACACCAAGACCTTTGAACGAGAGCATAGGATCAGAGTACAAACCAGAGCCACCACCTAGAAAATCACTAGGAAAAATAAATCCATCTACTTTAGCTGATGTAGAACTTAGAGCGGACATGGATCCAGCCATGATAGATCCTTTTTCAAAACTAGGATACAGATTAGTAGAGTTAGGTGATGTTGATTTCTTGGCTTATATTCAAAAATCAGGAGAGATTTCTACTTTAGCTGGGCAGTATTTCAAAGATAAAAAAGATGTAGCTAGAAATCTTAGAGATAGATTTAGTATTTTTAAAGCCTTAGAAGAACAAGGAATAAAAGTAGATGATATACCTTCTGGTGGCATAGCTACTGTTACTGTAGGTGAAGACGAAAGGGTAAGTGTTAAAGGGGATGAAATAAAAGCAATGGCTCATGAATTAGGTCACGCAGCTTTTAATTATTTAAGATCTAAAAATTTACTGCCTCCTAATTTTCAACGAGGAGCTAATCAAAGAGAGGAAACCTTTATAACAGCTTTAGATTATTTACGATCGGCTGGTGATAAGTTCAATTTTGGTCGTCCAGAGGAAATATATGAAAAAGCTAAAGGTTTTAATTTTATACCATTAGCTCCGTATCTTGAAGAAAAGGCTTTTAAATCTGTGGACAGAGGCACAGCAAAAGAGTTATTTGGGATAGCAGAAAAAGAACTAAGAAAATTAGGTGTACCCCCAGAGGCACAGAGAATGTCAGAAGTACCTGTGCCTGTACTTAGATCGGAAGTGTTACCTAAACCACCTCCGACTAGATCATCACAGCTAAATATGATAGAAAAGTTATTTGGCAGATTTTTAAGGAAAAATTAAAATGGCTACAGAACCTAGAAAAATATCAACAATGGTAGAAAGAGCAATGGGAGCAGGGGGTCAGATGATGCCCGAAGAAGATAGTCTCCAGATCGAACTCCCCAGTACCGAGGAGCAATTACCTGATGGTATAGAACTTGTAGACGAGGAGGTTACTGAGGTTATGGCAGTGCCTTACGATCATGATGCAAACTTAGCCGAGGCACTTGATGAGTCGGTTCTTGGTTCTTTGTCCTCGGACATTCAAGCTAAATTTCGTGAAGATGTAGAATCCAGAGAAGATTGGGAAGAGGCTATATCCAAGGGACTAGGACTTCTTGGCATAAACTATGAAGATAGGAGTCAGCCTTTTTTAGGTGCTAGTGGTGTTACACATCCATTATTGTCTGAGGCTGTGACCCAGTTCCAAGCACAGGCATACAAGGAGATGTTACCTAGTGGCGGTCCTGTAAAGACACAGGTTCTCGGAACTCCGACCAAGGAGACTGAGGCACAGGCACAGCGTGTAAGAGATTTCATGAACTATCAGATAACTGAGGTTATGGAAGAATTTGATCAAGACACAGATCAGATGTTATTTTATTTGCCGTTGACAGGTTCTACATTCAAGAAAATTTATTTTGACGAAACCAAGCAGAGAGCCGTTTCCAAGTTTGTACCAGCCGAGGACATGATCGTTCCGTACTCAGCTTCTGATTTAAGAACAGCGGAGAGGGTTACACATGTTGTCAGAATGACATATAATGAAATCAGAAAACTACAAGTAGCAGGAGTTTACAGAGATGTTGAATTATCTAGCTCAGATGGCGACCAAGATGAAGGAGCTATCCAAGAACGTGCTGATGAGTTGTTGGGACTACGCCCGAACTATTCTGATGATGTCTTTACCTTACTGGAGTGCCATGTTGACTTGGATCTGGAAGGTTTTGAAGACAAGGATATGGAGGGGAATCCTTCGGGGATTATGCTTCCTTATATTGTCACCATTGATCAAGGGTCTGGAAAAGTGTTATCAATTTCTAGAAACTTTAGAGAGCAAGACCCACTAAAAAGAAAGAGACAATATTTTACTCATTACAAGTTTTTACCGGGTTTTGGGTTTTACGGCTTTGGTTTATTACACACAATCGGTGGTTTGTCTCGTGCAGCCACATCAATATTGAGGCAATTGATAGATGCAGGTACTTTATCGAATCTTCCAGCAGGTTTCAAAGCGAGAGGTGTTCGTATTCGTAACGATGACGATCCTCTTAACCCTGGTGAGTTCAGAGACATCGATGTCCCAGGTGGAGATCTCAAAAATTCCATCATCCCACTGCCATACAAAGAGCCATCTGGCACATTAGCACAGCTTTTAGGGGTAGTTGTTGACTCTGGAAGACGTTTTGCACAGGTTGCAGACGCAAAAATAGCAGATGTTAACTCTCAAGCACCTGTTGGAACCACTGTTGCACTCATAGAACAGGGTTCAAAGATCATTTCTAGCATACATAAGCGTCTACATTACGCTCAGAAGCAAGAATTTCGCATGTTATCGGAGATTTTTAGCGAAAATCCTGTCCCATACCCATATTTTGTTGGAAATGTACCTCCAGAGACCATGCAACAGGACTTTGATGGGCGTATTGACATACTTCCAGTGTCAGATCCGAACATTTTCTCTATGGCACAGCGATTATCACTGGCTCAGACACAATTACAACTAGCTCAAGCTGCTCCACAGATGCATAATCTTCATGAAGCGTACAGAAGAATGTATGATGCACTTGATATTAAGAATATTGAGGGTATTTTACCTCCTCCGATGCAACCACAGCCAACAGATCCAGCAACAGAGAACGGAAATGCACTAAAAGGTATGCCTATACAGGTGTTTCAGCAACAAGATCACGAGGCACACGTTAGGGCACATATAGCATTTCTATCAACTCCAGCAGGTCAGGCAAATCCGCAAACATTTATCTTGTTACAGGCACATACACAAGAACACATAGGTATGATGGCTAGAGATCAGGTTGTTAAGTTCTTCCAAGAGTCTATTAAAGCTGCACAACTAGCAGGTCAGCCTGTTCCTCAACTAGATCCAGATGCTGTAGAGGCTGCAATAGCACAACAAACTGGTGAGATACTGAAAGAAGTAATGCCTTCTCTACAACCACAACAACAGACAGATCCGTTAGTTGAAATTAGAAAACAAGAGCTTGAAAACGATACAGCCGAGCTACAGCGTAAAGCCATGAAAGATCAAATGAACTTTCAGATAGATTCAGCTAAATTACAACAAGCTTATGAACTCGCTCAACAAAGACAGTCTCTACAAGAGAACATCGCTGATGATAGAAATGATGTAAACATTTACAGAATCAATATGGCATCAGCTAACAGGGGTAACAAAGCTAAATAACCTATGATATACTCTGGATATGGATCCAGTAACAATATCATTAGCTATGGGCGTAGCATCAAAAGCATTTGACGCAATTAAGAAAGGTTTTTCTGTAGGTCGAGACATTGAACAAATGTCTGGAGACATCGGACGCTGGATGGGTGCTGTGAGTGATGTAGATAATGCAGAAAAACAAGCTAAGAATCCACCTTTGTTTGGTAAATTATTTAAGGCAGGTTCTATAGAAGAGGCAGCACTGTCTGCTTATGCAGCCAAGAAAAAACTTGAGGAACAAAGATACGAACTCAAGATGTTTTTGAATATGACGTATGGCCCACAAGCGTATGACGATCTGTTAAAGATGGAAGGACAGATACGAAAAGAACGCCAACAAACAATATACAAGCAACAACAATTAAGAAGACAAATAGGTGAAGCTATAACATGGCTTATAGTAGCATGTATTATTGGTGGATTTGCAGTATTAGTTGCTAGTATATGGATTAAAGAAGCAAGAGCATATGAATACAAACCAAGAGATTATTCTAGACAACAAAAAGAATGGCGTAATCCAGATACAAAAAAATACACAACTTGTAGATTAAAGAAAAGAGTTACGTCAAAATTCACAGATAAAAGAGCTTGTATTTATCAAGGAGGCAACAAAACTTATACCATGATGATCGAAACCTGGTGTCCCGTTAAATATCGCTGTTTGTATGATCCAAACGGCACAATGCCCGACATCGATCAGGTGATGGAGAGTTTAAGAAGCATAGGGAGAAAATAATGGACGGTGGTGTAATTTTAGACGCATGGAATGATTTATCCTATTTTGAGGGAATATTATTTACAATTTGGCTTTTTATCCTATATTATGGTAAGTGTTGGATAGATGAAAGGTTTAAAAAATGATACAGTGGATTTTAAATAAATTAATAAGAAGCGGTAGAGTTGGTATTAGCTCTGCTAGAGAACTATCTAAGCATAGACTTCATACGACAAAGTATGAAGACTTGTGTATGTAGGAGGACGGAGTGCTTCAAGCGTTAATAGGTCCAATAGCTACTTTAGCTGGGACTTGGTTTGAGAACAAAGTCGAGAAGACAAAAGCAGAGGGACAAGCTAAAGTCGCAGAGGCTCGTGCTCGTGCAACTGTTGCAGAAAAGGTTGCAGCAGGTGAGGTTGCATGGGAGGGTAAGATGGCAGATGCTACAGTGGATAGCTGGAAGGACGAGTTCGCCTTAGTAGTCCTTTTGGCCCCTGCGATTTTAGTATTCATTCCTGGGATGAAAGAATATGTTAAAGAGGGATTTGATATATTGGCAACTTTGCCAGAGTGGTATCAGTACCTCTTATATATTGCAATTAGTGCGAGTTTTGGAATCAAGGGAGTTGGACAAGCTGCAAAGATGTTCAAGAAAAAATAATGAATATAAATAAATGTCCAGAGTGTGGATTTGAATTACCAGAAGGAGACTTTTGCCCAGAGTGTAGGGTAAGAAGAAAAAAGATTTGTGCAAGATTTATTTAGACATTTAAGGATACATACAATGACTAAAAAAAATAAAATTAAAAAAGTTATGAAAGGCTTACAAAAAGCTAGTAAGACACATGCGGCACAAGCTAAAACTTTAAAAAGTGTTTTGAAAAATGGCAAAAAGAAAAGATCCTAAAGTTGGCACAGGAAAGAAACCAAAAGGTTCTGGACGAAGGTTATACACGGATGAGAATCCAAAAGACACCGTTAGGATTAAGTTTGCCACAGAGGCAGACGCAAGAGCAACAGTTGCGAAGGTTAAAAGAATCAATAAACCATATGCGAGAAAGATACAGATACTTACAGTCGGTGAGCAAAGAGCAAAGGTTATGAAGAAGAATAAAGTGGCTAGTATTTTTAAAAAAGGTAAAGAAGCAATAAGGAGATCACATGGCAAGGGTTAGGCAGTTTGCAAAAGATATGGGTATAACGTATAATCAAGCCAAGGGTTTAATTAACAAAGGTCGAAGTCGCAAAGACGGAGGATCACAAATCTTGGAGAATGTCATGAAAAAACCAAAGGGATACAAAACAGGTGGTTCAGAAACAAAACCTAAAGCACCTATAGCTAAAGTAAAAAAAATAAAATTAAAGAAAATAGTAAATAAAAAAGATAAAGATCCATTTGCAAAAGACACAACTGTAATTTTAAACGAAGAGTTTAGTAAAGGTGTAGCTGAAGCAAATAAAAAAGCTATGGAAGAGCTAAAAAAAGCAAATGGTGGTGCTTTTCCAGATCTAAGTGGTGATGGTAAAATTACACAAAAAGACATCCTCATGGGAAGAGGTGTCATTAAGAAAAAATTGGGTGGTGTAGCTCGTGGTGGCAGATCCGCTATTCAAGGAACTGGCTTTAGCGGAGTTTACTAGTGGCTGAAGATGATTTCGATCTAGGTGGTTTTGACGAAGCGTATAGTCCAGACGACTTCAGTCAAGCAGATATGGATTTTGCTACCAATGTGGGTCAGCAAACTGGTGGTTTTGGCGATGACAATACAGCACAAGAAATAGCTAATTATCTAGCACAACCACAACTTGGAACCAGTCCTAGGTCTAATATAGTTGGATCTAGTACATACGACCCTACTTTCGCAGCAGCTTTTGATATATCTAGAGGTTTAGATCCTACAAACAACTTTGGTGGAACTGGTGGATTAGCAGTGCCGTCTTATCTACGACCACAAGTCGCTGGTAATAAAGTTTTAAATGAAGCTGGTGATAGACAAATGTTTTTTTCTCCAGTGGAAAGGTTCCTGCAAGAAGATCTTACAGATGCGATTAGATCTGCTCAAGAGTCTGGTCTTGGCATTCCTAGTCTTCTTTCATCAGGACTGGGTGCTATCAAAAGTGTTTTTGATGGACTAAGTTTTTTAAAAGACAGTAAAGCTGGTAAAACAGTAGAAGAAGAAGCAAATGATCAGAAAAGAATAGAAATAGCTGATCTACAAAAAAATAGATTAGATCCTTTGCAAACAGACATGACTGATCCCTCTTTTATGGCTAGACCAATCGATACAGTAACAAAAACACCTTTAGATAAACTGAGGGCACCATTATCGGGTCCACCCAGATTTATCGAGTTTAGTAGAGCTCCTGCTAGAACAATAACTCCTGATGGTTTAGGTCTTGAGGAAGTTACTGGTAGATTAGATTATCCTGGATTTGAAAATGACAGAGACACTAGTGCCTTAGTTGTTGCAGGAACTAATTTAAGTCCCAATCAATTTAGAAATGCTAATATCCCTCCAACTCCAGTCATGGTAAATCCAATACAAAGAGATATAGCAAAAAGCAGAGGTATTTTTGATTTACCACAAGCAGCAGATCTTCAAAACAATCAAATAGCAGCAGGAGCTAATAAAGGGACTAACTTAGCATTTGATCCATTTTCTTCACCAGAAAATTTCCAAAGAGCTAAAGAATCAGGAATTATAAACGAATTTGGATTAACAGCTACTGAACAAGCTAATTTATCAGATATTTTTAGAAAAGAGGGTGAAGAAAAAAGAAAAGCAGACGAAGTTAGAAGACAAATAAGTCAATCAATAGATACTACAGGGTTAGCTTCAATACCTGTTATACAACAAAAATATGCAGACGTACAAAAAGAGATAAGTAATCTTACAGCAAAAGGACCTGTTGCTGAAGGAACTCCAGAATATAATAAAGCACTTAAACTTGCTGAAAAAGAAGATGAGTTACGAAATATAATTGAGTTACAAAACAGAGTGGGACCTAGACAAAATTTATTTTCTGACATGGTAAATTTAGCACCTAATCCAAGAGGTGAGGGTTTCGTGTTAGAAAACAGAGGAGTTTCTGGAGAAACAATAACTAAAGAAAAAATTGATAACGTCATTAAAGAATATGCTGATGTTGGTATAAATCTATCACAAGGTGAGGCTAACACTATACTATCAGCGAGAGATCCTATGGGTAAAATAGGGGTTAATTTCAGACAATTACCACCTAACTTACAAGAACAATTTTTTCTTAATACAAACCTAGATTATGGACGATCTATACCAACACCTATCAATGTTGTTTACTAAAGATAATGCCACCTAAAATACTAAAAAGACTAGTAACTCAACTTATGAATAAAGGCTATGATAAACAAACTGCTTTTGCCATAGCAACTAAAGGTTTACAAAAAAGTGGTAACTTAAAAAAGGGAACACAAAAACCCACTAAGAAAGGCATAGCTCAAGGAAAGAAGACACCTTCACAAAGGGCAAAAGAGAGAGCAGCTAAAAAATCAAATAGAAAACCATCAGATTATGTTTATAATAAAAAGACTAACACAGCGAAATTAAAAAAGAAAAAATAATGTATGTAGCTGAATTTTTACAAAAATATAAAAAAGACTTGCAAACAAGAATTGACGACATAAGTATTTCCTTGACCAGTGGAAGTGCTTCTGATATTGGTCATTATAAAGCAATGGTAGGTGAGATACAGGGACTAACCTATGCGTTGGAACATATACAAACCCTGCTAAAAAAGGTTGATGATGAGTCTGATAGTACCTGATTACGTTCTAGCACAAAGGAACGCAAAGAAAAAAGCCGAAGAAGAAGCAAAAAAATTAAAATTAATTGAAAGAATACCACAACCCACAGGGTGGAGAATTTTAGTCATGCCTTACATGGGCAAAGAAAAAACTGAAGGTGGTGTTTTTGTACCAGATCCTGTAAGAGAAAGAGAAGCACGAGCCACGGTTACAGCGTATGTAGCCAAGTTGGGTCCACTTGCTTATAAGGATGTCGATAAATTTGGAGAAGATGGAGCGTGGTGTAAAGAAGGCGACTGGGTTTGTATTGGTCGTTATGCTGGTTCTAGATTCCAAATTGAAGGAGGGGAAGTTAGAATAATCAATGACGATGAAGTCATTGCAACCATTGTCGATCCAGACGACATCAAATCATACGGAGCCTAGTATGCAAGAAGAAAAAGAAAAAGTAGAAGAAGTAGAAGAGGAGGGTCAAGAGATAGAGCTTCCAGAGGAAGTTTCTGAAGACGCACCTGCAATGGAAACTAAAGAAGAAGAAAAACCAGAAGAAGAGGTCAAGGAGTCAGAAAAAGAAGAAACTGATGAACTAGATAATTATTCTGATTCTGTTAAGAAAAGAATATCTAAACTAACCAGTAAGTTTAGAGAAGAAGAAAGACAAAGACAGGCAGCAATTGAATATGCTGAAGCTGTCAAAAAACAAAACGAAGAACTACAATCAAGATTAAGTAAGTTAGATACTACTTATGTTGGTGAGTTTGATTCAAGAGTTCAGTCACAAAGTATAGCTGCAAAAGAAGCTTACAGAAAAGCTGTTGAAGATAATGATGTTGATGCCATGTACGAGGCACAGCAGAATATTTCTAGAATAGCTTTGGAAGAGGCTAGACTAAATCAAATAAAACAACAGAGAGAAGAACAGGCTAAAGCACAGGAAGCAAATGGTGCAGCACCTGCACCTGCACAACCATCTGCAACGCCTCCACCTCCTCCAAAACCAGACCCTAAAGCTGAAGAATGGGCACAAAAAAACACATGGTTTGGACAAGATCAGACTATGACTTATGCAGCTTTTGGGTTACATAAACAACTAATTGAGGAAGAGGGGTTTGACGCAACGTCAGATGAATACTATACTGAGTTAGATAACAGGATTAGGACTGAGTTTCCGCACAAGTTTCAAGAGACTCAGAAGAAATCCTCAGGTCCCAGAGTCGCCTCTGCTGGGACAACGGCTTCAAAGTCGTCATCACCAAAGGGACGCAGAACAGTCAAATTGACTCCATCGCAGATTGCGATAGCGAAACGGTTGAATGTTCCGCTTGAAGAATATGCTAAATATGTAAAGGAGTAAAAAATGGCTATAGATAGAACAACACGAGAAAATAAAAGTCGTGCGAATACTACAAGGAGACAACCTTGGCAACCTCCAGCAAAGTTGGATGCACCTCCCCCTCCAGCAGGGTTTGAACATAGATGGATCAGAACCACTATTCGTGGTGAGGACGATAAATCAAATGTTTTTTCAAGAATGAGAGAGGGATGGGAACCAGTTAGGGCAGACGAATATGGCTCAGAAGCTGACAAGTATCCAGTTATAGAAGAGGGAAAAAACAAAGGAATTATTGGTGTCGGTGGTTTAATGTTGGCACGAATACCCACAGAAACGGTACAAGAGAGAACTGAATATTTTCGGGATCAGACCCGCAATCAACTAAAAGCCGTGGATGAAAACTTGATGAGGGAACAACATCCCTCGATGCCTATCAGTGTTGATAGGCAAAGTCGTGTAACTTTCGGTGGGAAGGAAAAATCCTCCGAATAATTTTAGAAGGAGCAATAAATGGCTAATGCAAATGTAGCTTTCGGATTTAAGCCTGTAGGAATGCACGGTTCAAGTCCAGCGACTCAAGGTACGAGTCAATACTTTATTGCTAGTGATGCTTCTGCGATTTTTCAAGGTTCACCAGTAAAAGCTGAGTTGACTGGTGGAACTATTCAGATCGGATCTGCAACTGGTAACGGAGACCAACTAGTTGGTGTCTTTGCTGGATGTGAATATGTGGATGCAACTACTGGCAAGTTAAAGTTTAGTAATACTTGGCCCGGTTCGGGATCAGCTAATACTAACTTTGATATCAAAGGGTTTGTGTATGACAATCCAGCACAGAGATTTATTATCGCAAGTGATGGAACAAACACTAACAGAGCAACTGCTAAAGCAGACATCTTTAAGACTGCTGATATAGCAAGTGGAGCAAGTGGTAATACTACAACTGGTATTTCTTCTGCTGTACTAGATATATCAACTGCTGAAGATACAGATACATCAAATGTGGTTATGATTTTAGGTATCCACGAAGATGTAACTAATGCTGA